CTTGGAGATTTCAACATTTTGAAGCTAGTGATATTAATTTTGTTAGAAATCAAACAACATCTAATAATAATGCACCTAATGATATAAGAAACAATATAATAGGTGGAGTTATTTCTAGTCTAACTGGTCAACAATAAGCCTACTAAATACTTACAACAGTAGGAGTACATTATGGCAAATTTATTTGGGTTTAGATTTGAAAGAATCAAAGACTCACCGACTCAAGATAAATTCACACAGAAATCACCTGACGATGGTTCGGTAGAGATAGCTGGTGGTGGATATTACGCTCAAGTTCTTGATCAAGATGGTCGTGAGAAAAGTGAATTAGATTTAATTAAAAGATATAGAGATATTGCACAACAACCAGAAGTTGATTCTGCGATTGAAGATATCGTAAATGAGGCAATTGTTTCTAACGAAAGAGATATGCCTGTCAATATCGTTCTAGATTTACTTCCTTATACAAAAAATATAAAAGATAAAATTAGAGAATGTTTTGAAGAGGTTATGGACCTTTTAGATTTTAACGAAAAAGGCCATGACATTTTTAGACGTTGGTATGTTGATGGAAGATTATTTTATCATAAAGTTATTGATACTAAAAATCCAAAATCAGGTATCACAGAACTAAGATACATTGACCCTAGAAAAATTAAAAGAGTAAAATCAGTTAAAAAAGATAACAGTCGAGAAGGTACACAACTTATTAAAAGAGTTGAAACTTATTATATGTACAATGAAAAAGGTCTTGGCTCTGCTGGATTAGGTGGAGATATGCAAGGTATAAGAATATCTGGCGATTCTATTTCGTATTGTCCATCTGGATTAGTTGATCAAAACAAAAATATTGTTTTATCTTATCTTCATAAAGCAATCAAACCTACAAACCAATTAAGAATGATAGAGGATAGTTTAGTTATCTATCGTATATCAAGAGCACCAGAAAGAAGAATTTTCTATATTGATGTTGGTAATCTTCCAAAAATAAAAGCAGAACAATATCTAAAAGATGTTATGAATCGTTATCGTAACAAACTTGTTTATGATGCAAAGACAGGTGAAATACGAGATGATAGAAATCATATGTCCATGTTAGAGGATTTTTGGTTACCAAGAAGAGAAGGTGGCAGAGGAACAGAGATTACTACATTACCTGGTGGTTCAAATCTTGGTGAGATAGATGACATAGAATATTTCCAAAGAAAACTTTATCGTTCATTAAATGTACCTATCTCTAGATTAGAGGCAGAACAAAATTTTAGTTTGGGAAGAACTGCTGAGATTACAAGAGATGAACTTAAATTTACAAAGTTTGTTCAAAGAGTACGCAAAAAATTCATTCCATTATTTAATGATATCTTAAAAACACAATTAGTGTTAAAAGGTATTATTAGTATTGAGGAATGGGGTAAGATGAAAGAACACATTCAGTATGACTTTATGCAAGATGGTCATTTTGCAGAATTAAAAGAAGCTGAAATGTTGAGAGAAAGAATAGATATGATAGGACAAGTAGAACCTTATGTCGGAACTTTCTTCAGTAAAGAATTTGTTCATAAACAAGTATTGAAATTAACTGACCATGAAATAGAAGAGATGCAAAAACAAATCAGAAGAGAAGCTGGACTACCACCAGAAGAAGGTGGAGTTGATGTTCCATCAGGCACAGATGGTGTTACAAGATATCCAGCTGTTGATGGCACACCAATACCTGGTGATGATTTAGGTGCATATGATGGTCAACCACCAAAGGAGAATGGAAATGACAAGTCGTGATTTTGTAAATTCATTAGAAAAAAATAATAATCTTGAAGCAGAAGATGCATTTAAAAATGCAATGAAAATAAAAATGTCTGATGCAATAGATTTAAAAAAAAGAGAAGTTGCTTCATCAATAGTAACTAAAACTAACAAATCAGAAGAGGACAATGCCCAAGAAACTGAGTGAAATACAAGAATCTTTGATAGAGAAAGACGAACATAAACAAAGTAATTCTTACAAAAAACTAACACCTAAGATGAAAAGGGCCGTAGATGAGATATTTTCTACTATGGATAAACGGCCTAATGACTTTTTAAGTGCATTTGAGGGTATTATACGCAAGGTTTCGCAAAAATATAAAGTAACAGAAAAAGAAATTTATAAATACTTTGAACAAGAAACATCACTCGGATTTTAAGGGAAAGCAATGGCTTATAAATTAATACAACATATCGGAAATATTACGCAGGCAGACAACAATGCTTCCTCATTAGATTTAGGAAAATTAAGTCCTCACGGTGCTTTAAGAATAAGTGAATTTGGAGGACAAGACGGATTTTTTAAAATAACTGAAGCTGGAACAACAGTAACTGCCACCAATGGAAGTTATATAGGAGCAAACAAAACAGTATTTGCTACACCAGAAGAAAGACCTACAGCATTTCGTGGAGGTCGTGTTGGACTAGAAAATACAGATGGACACATATTATTAGAATCAGGTATTGATAATAATCCAGCTGGAAGATCAGCATTATTATATGATAACCCAGAGATCAATTTTGTCATTTCACATATTAATGAGTCAAGTGGTTCAAACAGTAAAATTTATGTAGAAGAAGTTACTTTAACTAATACATTATAGGAAAGAATAATGCAAATAGTAAAACTCATCACGGAAGAAGTTCAAGACGTACAATTTATCACAGAAGAAACTGAAGGTAAAAAAGATTATAAAATTAAAGGTATCTTTATGCAAGGAGGTATCAAAAATAGAAATGGTAGAATTTACCCAGTAGAAGTTTTACAAAAAGAAGTCGCAAATTATAATAAAGATTTTATAGAAAAAAATAGAGCTTTTGGAGAACTAGGACACCCCGAAGGGCCAACAGTAAATCTTGATAGAGTATCACATATGATTACTGAACTCAAACAAGAGGGAAAAGATTTTATTGGCGAAGCAAAGATAATGGACACACCAATGGGAAAAATTGCAAAGAGTCTAATAGATGAAGGTGCAACATTGGGTGTTAGTTCAAGAGGAATGGGTAGTCTAGAACAAAAAGGAAGTGCCAATTATGTAAGAGATGATTTTAAATTGGCAACTGCTGGTGATATCGTTGCAGACCCATCTGCACCTAATGCTTTTGTAGAAGGTATTATGGAAGGTAAAGAGTGGATTTGGAATAATGGTTCACTAGTAGAAAGTGAAGTTTACGCAATGAAACAAAGAATTGAAAAGAGAACAAAATTAAGAGAGGATAAGATGGCCGCTCTTGAATTTGCAAGATTTTTGAAAAATCTATAATTTATAAATAATTTATAACAAATTAACCTTAAAGGAGAAAATCCCATGGCTGATACAGAATTAGATAAAACCATTGAGGAATTAGAAGCGGAAGTCATTGCCGAACTTGAAGAAGATGCTATGGCAGATGCTCCTAAGAAAAACGCAATGAAGGCCCAAAAAGAAGGTCCTATGAAAGGTAACCCAGAAGATGGTTCAGTAGAAGATACTGGCCCTGCTGTTGTTTCACCAACTCAAGGCACTACACCTTCCAAAAAAGTAACAAGTTCTGCGAAAGAAGTTTCTGGTGACCCTGCACAAAAAAGTGAAGGCAAACCAAACAAAATGGACAAAGCAAAAGATGCTGGTCAAAACAGACCTCTTGCAGCTGGAGATCAAGTAGATCACGAAGGTGAAAAACTTGAAGAAGGCGAACACGAAGAAGGTATGCACGACACAGACGAAGGTATGCACGAAAAAGATATGATGAAAATGTCCAAACAAGATTTAATGGCAATGTATATGAATAGTATGACTAAAGAACAATTAGTCAAAGCTGTGAAAAAAGAAATGGCTCACAAAAAAGAGTCTAAAGAAGAAAAAGATGCCAGAACTGAGGAAAGAATAAAATCTGTAGATGTTAAAGAGGATGTAGAAGCTCTTCTATCTGCTGATGATACTTTATCAGAGGACTTTAAATCAAAAGCTGCAACAATTTTTGAAGCTGCAATTAAAACAAAACTCCGTTCAGAAGTAAAAAGAATTTCTGATGAAATGGATGGAGAACTTACAGAACAGGTTGAACAGATTAAAGATAATTTAACTGATAAAGTAGATACCTATTTGAACTATGTTGTAGAAGAATGGATGAAAGAAAATGAACTCGCAATTGAAAGAGGACTTAAAGGTGAAATCGCAGAAGATTTTATCGCAGGTATGAAACAATTGTTTGAGGATCACTATATTGATGTGCCAGATGAAAAATATGATATTCTAGAGGCACAATCAGAAAAAATTTCTAAACTAGAAGAGAAAGTTGAAACTCAAATTTCACAAATTGTTGAAATGAAGCAGTCAAATTCAGGCCTAGTTAGAGAAAAGGTTATCTCAGACGTATCAGCTGATCTAACCGATAACGATTTTGAAAAGTTTAAATCACTAACAGAAGATGTAGATTTCACAGATGAAGAATCTTTCAGAGAAAAGTTAGATACTTTAAAAGAAAGTTACTTTCCAAAAAATAAAGGAACTGTTTCTGAAAAAACTCAAATAGATGATGTAGATACTGGCACCGCCCTAGAGGACAATACAGATACAGCAATGGCTGCATATACATCTGCTATTGGCAAAACTGTAAAGCGTGCAAATTAATTAGTAGATTTTAAGGAGAAAACATATGTTTCAAACACAACATCTACAAGAAAAGTGGCAGCCAGTCCTAGAACACCCTGATTTACCAAAAATTGAGGATTCTTACAAGCGGGCTGTAACTACACTAATTCTTGAAAACCAAGAAAAAGCAATCAAAGAAGATAGAACATTCTTAGGAGAGGCAGCGCCTACAAACGCAACTGGTTCTTCAATAGATAACTGGGACCCAATCTTAATCTCTCTAGTTAGACGTTCTATGCCAAACCTTATTGCATATGATGTCTGCGGTGTTCAACCAATGACTGGTCCAACTGGACTAATCTTTGCAATGAGAGCGAGAATTCAATCACAAACTGGTGCTGAAGCTCTTGCAGACGAACCTACAATGTTATCTAACCAAGACGCTGGTTCTGATACAGGTGGTGGAGATATATCAGGTACTAATCCTGCTGTTCTTAACGATTCACCTGTCGGTACCTACTCAACTGCAACTGGTATGACAGCTGCACAAGGTGAAGCATTAGGTGACACAACAACTAACGCTTTCGCTGAAATGGCTTTCAGTATTGAAAAACATACTGTTACTGCTGTATCAAGAGCTCTTAAAGCAGAATATACTATGGAACTTGCTCAAGACTTAAAAGCAATCCATGGTTTAGATGCTGAAACAGAACTTGCAAATATTTTATCTGCTGAAATTCTTGCAGAGATCAACCGTGAGGTTATCAGAAATATTTACACAACTGCTGTTAAAGGCGCTCAAGTGAATACAACTACTGCAGGTATCTTTGATTTAGATACAGACTCAAATGGTAGATGGTCAGTTGAGAAATTCAAAGGTTTAATGTTTGCAATTGAAAGAGATGCTAACGCTATCGGACAACAAACAAGAAGAGGAAAAGGTAACATGATTATATGTTCTGCTGATGTTGCTTCTGCTCTTCAAATGGCTGGTGTTTTAGATTACACACCTGCTTTAAACAATAACCTAAATGTAGATGACACTTCAACAACTTTCGCAGGTGTCATGAATGGTAGATACAAAGTATATGTTGACCCATATGCTGCTAACGTAGCTGCTAAACAATACTACATTGCTGGATATAAAGGAACTTCACCTTATGATGCAGGTATGTTCTATTGCCCATATGTTCCACTACAAATGGTTCGTGCAGTTGGGGAAAATACTTTCCAACCAAAAATTGGCTTTAAAACAAGATACGGCATTGCAGCCAACCCATTCCATACTGGAACAGTTGCTGCTTCTGCTGAAGGTGCTATCTCAATTACTGCAAATACAAACAAATACTACAGAAGAGTTCAAATTGCTAACTTAATGTAATCTTTGTTTCAAAAAAAACTTAGGGGGGCGTTCATCGCCCCCTTTTTTTTGTGATAAATACTTGTATAAGGAAAATAAATGTCAGAATTATTTGGATTACAAAGACAACCAACAAAATTAGATTATGCAAGTCCAACACAGTTTAGACTTGTTATCTCTCAACTTCCAAAAGTTGAATACTTTGTTTCTGCGTGTAATTTGCCAGGTATCAATCTTGGCGAAGCAATTTTTCCTACACCACTTAAAGCAATACCTGTGATGGGTGATACTTTAACTTTTGAAAATTTAAATATTACTTTTATGGTAGATGAGTTTTTAGAAAACTATAAAGAACTTCACGATTGGTTACTTGCAATAGGATTTCCAAAATCACGAACACAATTCTCTAATTTTAGAAGTTCAACATCAAATACTCCAACAGCAACAAGAGGAATAAGTCAAGACATTGCAATTGATAATAGACCTCCAACACCTGCGAACTCTTTATTTTCTGATGCTACTCTAACAATATTATCTAATAAAAACAATCCCATTGTAGAGGTTAGGTTTGAAGATTTTTACCCAGTTCTAATTGGTGGATTACAATTTACACAAGATGCAACAGATGTTCAATATTTAACAACAACAGCTGATTTCTCTTACAAATATTATGAAATAAAAACATTGACATAACTTTGTTTTTATGTTATTATGTCCAATATGACTTTAGACGAATTAAAAAAATTAGTAGAAAAAGATTTACCCATCAATGATAATCACTTAGACACAGAGTCTTTGAGAAGTCAAGAACTATATGCAAAGTATTCTGATATAAAAACAAAATTTGAATTTTTAGTTTTTAAAGCAAAAAGTGAACAGAAGATTTTATATAAAAATAAATGGGAATATTATAGTGGAAGGTCTGATGCAAAAGTATATAGAGAGAAACCATTTGATTTAAAAATACTAAAAGCAGATTTATCTATCTATATTGATGCAGATGAAGAGATGATAGATGCAACTAACAAAATTTTATATCTAGAAACAATCATTAAATATTGTGATTCAATACTTAAATCAATTACAAGTAGGGGTTGGGATATAAAAAACGCCATAGAGTGGAGAAAGTTTGAGGCTGGAAAATGAAACAATGGATTGGATATTATGAGAACATACTTTCAAATAAATTGTGTGATGATTTAATAAAACATAGTGAAACTTTAAATTTATCAAAGTCACAATATGCAAACAATAAGGGCATTATTAAAAATAGTGAGGAACGAGTTAAAATGGATGACGTTTGGTTTCGTGAAGGTCAACCATTCTTCAAAGATATCCTTGATTCTTTTTCTGAAGTCATAAAAAAATATCATGCACAACATGAATTGTTTACTTGTCAAAGACATTGTGATTTTAGACTTAACAAATATTCTGTTGACGGATTTATGTCTAAACATATTGACAACATTCATCACTCTCACGGACAACAATATGGTTATCCACAAGTATCAGCATTGTTATTTCTAAATGATGATTACGAAGGTGGTGAATTTATTGTTGCAGATGTTGAATATACAACTAAAAAAGGTTCTGCAATAATATTTCCATCAAACTTTATGTTTCCTCATGAAGTGAAAATAATTAAAAAAGGAACGAGGTATAGTATAGTAACATGGCTGATTTAAAAAAACATATGTGTTTTCCTACAGTTGTAGCTGAGTTTCAATATGAATCCTCTGTACAATCTAAAAAAGAAATGTTAAGTTATGTAAAAGATCGTACAGGCTTTCAACAAACAAAAGATGATTTACATACAACTTCAGAATTTAAAGATTTTGCAAATTTTATTTTTGAAATAAATCAAAAACATCTTACAGAGTTAGGATATATTTTTGATAGATTAGACATGACTGGTATGTGGGCAAACACTTTACAAGGTGGAGAAATACATCAACCACATACACACTCTAATAATTTTTTGTCAGGTGTTTATTATTTAAAGACATCAAGTCGTACATCACCAATACAATTTTTTGATCCAAGACCTCAAGCAAATGTGTTGAATCCTAAAAGAAAAGCAAATTGGTTAAACTCTAGTATGATACAATTTGATTCTACAGAAAATTATGGATTTATATTTCCATCTTGGTTACAACATTGGGTACCTGCAACACCAGAAAAAAGAATTAGTATATCTTGGAATATATTAGTTCGTGGAGAGTATGGTGACAAAGGCACTTTACAAAATTCTGTAATATGATAGATTGGGCTAGTAAAGTATATGAGTTATGGAAAATACAAGATTTAGATGAAGTCTATTTTGAGTATCAATTACATGATTATGAAATATTACAAAGGTTATTTAAATCAATAAAAACAGTTAAATGTATTGGTGGTTGTATTAATTTAGATTTTTTTATAGCCCAAAGCAACAATCAAGTAAAAAGTTGTGTTAATATAGATTGTTTAGAGGATTGGGCTAAAGACGGCAAACCAAATGAAGATATAGATAGAAAACATCAAAGATTTAAAAAGATGTTTGATTATAATGGTGAATATAAATTAATAAAAGAAAAATATGATGGAGAAGTTTTTAACGAGTATTATGATTGTATAATTGATAGTTTAGGAACAGGTTGGAATGATCACGATTCAAATGGCGTAAATGTAACTTGGAATGGAAATGTCTTACCGAAACTATATGTTGGTGTTCACAGAATTAATTTAGAGCGTAGAGTAACAAATATTGGAAATCAAAGAGATTGGAAATGGTTATCTGATGTAGATAAAAAACTTCCAATGTTATTATGTACAAAAAGAATTGCAATATTTGGAGATTTTAAAATACCAGAGTTAGAATATTTTGGAGAAATTACTGAAAAGTTTACAATGAAAGTAAATGATAGATTTGTTCCTATGTATATTGCTAAAGATGATTTTCTTACTAAGATATTGTCAGATAATGTAGAATATGCTAAATTGGTCTAAAACTCATCCACATCTTCAACAAATGAGAGATGAGGAGTTACAATTTTTAAATGAGTTTGTAGCATCTATTAATGGAAATATATTGGAAATAGGAACTGGTGGCTCTACTGTAATGATGCTAGATGCAACAAAAGATACAGACAGAGTAATAACAACTATTGATATGAAAGATAAACTTGAGGATTATTATCAGTATCTACCAGAGGATTATAAGAAAAGATTAAATTTTATTCAAGCAGATTGTCAAACTGTTAAATTACATCCAAAATTAAAATTTAAAATGATGTTAGTTGATGGAAATCATATGTACGAAAATGTTAGAAAAGATACATTTAAGTTTTGGGATTACATCACAGACTATATTGTTTTTCACGATTATGAATTACAGCATGGAGTTACAAATCTTGTGAAACAACTAATTAAAAGTGGATATGCTGATATTCATATGAGAAAAGAAAGTTTAATAATTGTTGATAAAAAAATTAAATGATGTTTATCTTCACATAGAAACAAACGATAGTTTAGCACAAGAGCTTTCAGATTATTTTACATTTGAAGTACCAGGGTTTAAATATATGCCTGCATATAGAAATAGAATGTGGGATGGAAAAATTCGTTTATTTTCTAAACACACTCATCAAATATATTATGGGTTACTCCCACATATTGAAAAATTTTGTAAAATAAATAGTATTAAATATACCAAAGAAGTAGATGAAGAAAACAATATAGAGAAAGATGATGTTGATAAATTTATTAAATCATTACGACCAAAAAGTAGGGGCAAGGATATTGCAATTCGTGATTATCAATCAAGTTGTGTTGAGAACGCAATTAGAAAACACCGTGGTTTGTTTTTATCTCCTACTGCTTCTGGTAAGTCGCTCATTATATACTCTCTTGTAAGATACTATCAATTATTATTAAATAAACAAATTCTTATATTAGTTCCAACAACATCATTAGTTGAACAGATGGCATCAGATTTTATTGATTATGGTTGGGAAGAAAAATACATACACAAAGTCTATAGTGGCCACGATAAAGTTACAGACAAACCTGTAACAATATCTACTTGGCAATCTTTGATGAAACAGAATAAAAAGTTTTTTGCAAAGTATGGCTGTGTCATTGGAGATGAAGCACATACCTTTAAGGCAAAATCTTTAACAAGTATTATGACTAAATTAGAAGATTGCAAATACAAATTTGGATTCACTGGTACATTAGATGGAACACAAACACATAGATTTGTATTAGAGGGATTGTTTGGTCAAGTTGAAAAAATAACAACGACTAAAGAGTTGATGGATAAAAAAACTCTTGCAGATTTATCTATCAATTGTATTTTATTAAAATATTCACAAGACACTTGTAAAATGATAAAGGAATATACATATCAAGAAGAGCTAGATTTTTTAGTAAACCATGAGGATAGAAATAACTTTATTGTTAATTTGTGTAAAAATTTAAAAGGAAACACATTATGTCTTTATCAATTAGTTGAAAAACATGGTTCAGTTTTATATGATATGATGTTAAGAACAATTAATAAAAAAATATTTTTTGTACACGGAGGGGTATCAACAGATGATAGAGAACAAATTAGAGCAATTACCGAGAAATCAAAAGATGGAATTATTATCGCTAGTTTCGGTACTTTTAGCACTGGTATTAATATTCGTAACTTGCACAACATTATCTTTGCTAGTCCAACCAAGTCAAGAATTCGTAGTCTACAATCAATTGGTAGAGGATTAAGATTAAAAGATAATAAGTCTGGTGCAAAATTATTTGATATTGGAGATGACTTAACATATCAGAATAGAAAAAACTTTACGTTATTGCATTTTCAAGAGAGAATAAATATCTATGAGGGAGAAGAATTTAAATACAACTTAGATTCTGTAAAACTACAATGAGCTATCACATAATAAAATTATCAAATGGTGAGGATATTGTTTGTAAAATCATTAAAGATGATCTTGAAAGTTTAACGATATCTAAACCTTTAAAATTCTATCTAGTTCCAAGACCATTTAAAAATACTCTTGTTGAAAGTTTAACCTTGACAAGATGGATTCAGCCATATACAACAGATACAGAAATGTCATTAAACAAAAACTCAATAATAACAATTGTTAAAGCTGCAAATGATTTATCAGAATTTTATGAACTTAACATTGATAAAAATCTAAAACCAGAACCTGTTGAAGAAGAAAAAGAATACGAAAATTATCTTACAAATAAAAAAACTATTCATTGACAATAACTTAAAAATGGTGTATAATTAAATCTATGGCTAAACGAAGTAAACAAAACCCACAACATTATGTTGACAATAAAAAATTATATGAAGAAATGAAACTCTTTAAGGAGAAATGTAAAGAAGCAGAAGGTGTTGGAGAATCAAGACCACCCGTACCAGATTACATAGGAATATGTTTTTTAAAAATTGCAAATGGACTATCTTTTAGACCAAACTTTATCAACTACACATATCGTGATGAAATGATATCAGATGGTATAGAAAATTGTTTGCAATACATTTATAATTTCAACCCTGATAAATCAAAAAATCCATTTGCATATTTTACACAAATAATTTATTATGCATTTATAAGACGTATTCAGAAAGAAAAGAAACAAGCTCATATCGTTCATAAGATAATAGAAAAGGCAGAATACAGAACCTTTGAAACTATGGAGGGTGATACGACACCATATAGTGTACAAGGATTTGATGCAGATATGATGTTACCAGTTGTGCCTATTTTAAAAAGTAAAGAGGCAGAAAAAAAAGAAAAGACACCAAAATCTTTAGAAAACTTTATGGAAGATTAAATGAAAGTTGCATTAATTACGGATAGTCATTTTGGTGCTAGAAATGATAATAAACACTTTTCAGATTATTTTTATTCATTTTATGAGGGATTATTTTTTCCAACTTTAGAAATGAGAGGAATAGATACTGTTATTCATCTTGGTGATTTGATGGATAGAAGAAGATTTGTTTCTTATCATACTGCAAAAGAAATGAGAGAAAGATTTATTTTACCATTTCAAATGTTAGATATGAATCTACATATAATGTGTGGTAATCACGATACTTTTTTTAAAAATTCAAATGATATTAATAGTTTAAAAGAACTTCTTGGAAATCGTAGTAATAAAATTCATATCTACGAGGAAGCCACAGAGGTCAATATTGGTGGATTAGATATTCTTTTTATGCCGTGGATAAACTCACAAAACTATATTTACTCTATGGGAATGATAGAGGAAACTAATGCAAAAGTATGCATGGGTCATTTGGAAATAAAAGGATTTCAAATGTATGGTGGTATAGTAAGTCAAAATGGTTATGAAAAACAAACATTCAGAAAATTTGACACAGTTTTTAGCGGCCACTTTCATCACAAATCAGATGATGGCCAAATTTATTATTTGGGTGCTCCTTATGAAATGTATTGGAATGATTACAATTGTCCAAAAGGTTTTCATATTTTTGATACGGAAACTCTAGAGCTAGAAAGAATTATAAACACAAATACAATACACGAAAAAATTTATTATGATGACGAAAAAATAAATTACGAGGAATATAAGGTTGATTCTTTTGCAAATAAATTTGTTAAAATTATTATTGTAAACAAAAAGGACTTATATGGTTTTGATAGGTTTATGGATAAAATTTTAAAAGCAAATCCACATGATGTAAAAGTTATAGAGGATTTTTCTGACTTACAAGCAGATACAGTTACAGATGATATTATAAATCATGCTGAGGACACAACAACACTATTAAATAAATATGTTGATGAATTAGATGTAACTCTTGATAAGGATAGACTAAAAGGTCTCATGAGAGGGTTATATAATGAAGCTCAGGATTTAGAACTTTGACGAAAAAATATATTCACATAAATCAGCACGTAATTCGTGCGAATAAAAAACATAATAAAAACGAACCTGTAATAACAATTAAAGAAGGTCGTAAAAATACCTATTGTCATTCAGTAGAGATTAAAGGTCCATCTGTAGTTCGTTATGGTGGAAATGATAAACCCATATTATCTTGTGGTGCAAGAGTCGTTATTGAAACGGAAAGTGACTTAGTAATTGATTAATTTTAAAACTGTCAGTTGGAAAAATTTCCTTTCAACTGGTAATACATCTACAGAAATAGAACTAGATAAAAATAATACAACACTAATTGTAGGAGAAAATGGTGCAGGTAAGTCTACTATTCTTGACGCTTTATGCTTTGGATTGTTTGGAAAACCATTCCGTATCATACCAAAAAACTTATTAGTTAATACTATTAATGCAAGCTCTACAGAAGTTATTGTTACTTTTAATATTGGAACTCGACAATGGAAAGTTATTCGTGGTATCAAACCCACGAAGTTTCAAATTTACTGTGATGATAGATTAGTTAATCAAGATGCAAACTCAAGAGATTATCAAAAGTATTTAGAACAAACTGTATTACATTTAAATTATCGTTCATTCACTCAAGTTGTTATATTGGGTTCATCATCATTTGTTCCTTTTATGCAATTAAAAGCCAGACATAGAAGAGAGGTTGTAGAAGAGATTTTAGATATAAAAGTTTTCTCTTTAATGAATTTTATTCTTAAAGGTAAGATAAAAGAATTGTCTGAACAATTAAAAGATTTAGACTATGAGTTTAAATTATTTATTGAAAAGATCGCATTACAAAGTAATTATATAGATGACTTAAAAGCAAACAAAGACAAAATCTTAGAAGAAAAATATAATTCATTTGCAAAAAATGAAGATAAGATTTCTGAAAGAGAAGCAGATAAAAACGATTTAGTAATGTCAAATACCTTTCTTGAAAAAGAATGTTATGACAAAGATGAGATTGAAAAAATGCTTTTAAGATTAAAAAATGATCGGGCAGATATAGCTGCAAAACATAAACAAATCTCTCACGAAGAAAATTTTTTTAGATCAAATCAAAGTTGTCCAACTTGTTATCAAGATATCTCTGAAGAACACAAAGAGAATATGATAAAAGAAAAAGAAAAAAGTATTAAAGAAATTATTTCTGATGCAAAAGATTTGAAATTAAAATTAGACAATGCAGATGCTAGACTCTCAGAGATAAATAAAGTCCTTAAAAAAATAAGAGAGAATGAAATAAAACAAGCAGAATTGCATAGTTCCATTTCTGAATTAAAAAGATACAACAACACTTTAAATAAAGAAATAGAAGATTTTCAAAAAGGCTCTGTATCAGAGAGTGATATTGATAAACTAGATGCACTAAAAACAGATTGTAAAAAACTTGAAGAAAGAAGAAGTGAAGTTAAAGAAGAAATTGTTTATACTAATGCTGTAAAAGATATGTTATCTGATAGTGGAATAAAAACAAAAATAATTAAACAATATTTACCAATAATGAATCAGTTAATTAATAAGTATCTTGTTTCAATGGAGTTTTATGTTAACTTTAATTTAGATGAAAACTTTGAGGAAACAATTAAATCACGATATCGTGATGAGTTTACTTATGCATCTTTTAGTGAAGGTGAAAAGATGAGAATAGACCTTGCATTACTTTTCACTTGGAGAGCCATTGCAAAAATGAAAAATAGTGTTAGCACTAACTTACTTATACTTGATGAAATATTTGATAGTAGTTTAGATGGACAAGGTACTGATGAGTTTTTAAAAATATTAAACACATTAGGTGATGAAAATGTTTTTGTAATAAGTCACAAAGGCGACCAACTCGCAGATAAATTTAGAAATACAATTAAATTTGAAAAGATAAAGAATTTTAGTCATGTTGCCGAATGAGTTCATTAATTAATCCATATCTAGTTTCATACACACCAAGAATGTACGGAGATTTTATTGTGCATTTAATCAATTCACATAAATCTTTTCCACAATCAAAAGTAAAATATATGTCGAAAGGAACTGGCAATTTTAAGTTTCCTTATATAACACCTTATCCAAGAGATGAATTGTTTTCTTTTCAATTTGAAGATATTGAACAAAATTTAGAGTCGTGTTTAAATAAAGCAAAAGAAGTTTACAATTTACACACTTATGAGAAAAAACAATTTGAAGATGGTAATGTTCAAAATAAAAATTTTACAAAGATTGCATTTAAAACTAGAACAGATGGAAATGAAGCAGAAGGCCATAGTATTTGGGGTTGGCCGTGGAAAACTATGCAATCATCACTTTTTTATTTTTCTTTACGATCTTGTTGCCCAAACTTAAATATAGTATTTGTTACTTTAAAAAACAATAATACAAAATACACCGATCTTTATTGGAAAAGACTTGATAT